CTGGTCAGGTTCTTGAGGGTGACGAACCGCGCTTGCGGGCGCCACCGGCCGCCCAGGTAGTCCCAGTAGCTGCCGCCGATGCCCACGTCGGTGAAGAAGCATCGCGTCAGGCCAGCAGCCAGAGCCAGGCCGCGATTGGCCCAGGTCTGAATCCCATCCGCTGACACCAGGGCTTGCAGCGCGTCCGAACTCAGCGGGCCGGCAGCGGATTGCCCCGCCCCAGCCGGGACAGCATCACCCGCCGCCATCGTGTAGTAGCGCGCACCGCTTGAGCCGGCCACAACGGACACTGAGCAAGCCACAAGGTGCGGGCCGAACGACAGTTCGCCCAGCACGGCGCGCTGCGCGTTGTCGGTGCCCGGCACGCCAGGCGGCACGATCTGCGCGGTGCCGCTGCCCGACACCTTCAGGGTCGAGCCCGCAGGAAGGCTGACGGTCGCCGTTGATCCGGCCGCAATGCTTGTGTAGTTCGGCATTACATGCCCCCTTCACCGGGTTGAAAGTTGATGACAGCGGTTGTCGAGTCAGCCAGCACTGCCACGGTGTCATGCTCGGCCGGCTTCTCAATCACCAGCACCGACGACGCCGAACCGGCAGGCCCAACAGGGGTATCTGCGTTAGTGGCAACTACCGTCGCGCCGTCATAGCTGGCGCCGATGCGGCCCGTGCGGACGTACACCACAACAGTGCCAGCGTTCAGAAACCGAACCGACTTTTCGCCAATGCCGATACTGTAGCTGGCGCTGGTGGTCGTCGCGGTTTGCCTTTGGTTCTTCCCGCGTGCGGGGCGGAAGGGGGAGGCGACAGTCATGATCAGGCAACCCTGTAAAAGGTGGACAACACCGCGCAGTACTTCAGGCGGAAGAAGGCATTGGCGGCCAGCGTGGTGGGCGCGCCGGTCACCGTCGACCCGTTGCCGCTGACGGTCAGCGTGGTGACGGACTGCGTGCTGTTGACCAGCACCTCCTGCCCATCCACCGGGCCCGAGGGCAGGACGATGGTGCCGGCCGCGTAGCCGGCCACAGGGGTCAGGATCAGCCACACCGACGCGCCCGTCGTGGGCGGCGCGATGGTCACGCTGAAGCCGGTTGCGCTGGGCGCGGCGAACTGCTGCACCGGGCCGTTCACCGCCATCTCGGACTGCAGCACCTCGGCCAGCTGCGAGACGCTGGTGCGCCGGTCAGCGCCCGCGGTGGCGGAGTAGAACGGCAGACTGTCCGCCGTTCCGATGTCGCTCTGATTCAGCCTGTCGATGGCCGCCATGTCAGTTCCTCGCAATCGTCAGGTCATCGCCGGCATTGATGCCCAGCGGGGAGGTGTTGGGCTGCGGCACGAAGGGGCGCGAGGTGCGCCACGGCTTGTTGCCGGCGCCGCGCGGCAGCGTGCCGGGCAGCTGCTGCTGGGGCGGGAACGCGGCACGGGCGGTGAGCACCTGAAACATCGCCCGCGCGTCGTCCGACTGCTGCTGGCTCAGCTGCTTGCCGAACCCGCCCGCGATGGACTTGGCCAGGTGCAGCACCACGGGCAGCACTGCGTCAGCCTGCAGGCCCGAGTCGACGTCCGCGTCGATGCCCTCGGGGTTGCCGCCGAAGGCGTACCCCAGAGTGATGCCGCGGCCTTCCCAGTTGCCCATCAGGGCCTCCAGGCGGCGCAGGGCGGCCTGCTGCTCCTCGGGCTCGATGTCGAAGACATGCCCGGCCAGGGCCAGCTCCCCGAAGGCGTCAGAGACCAGGCGGGCTTTCGTCCACATGGTCAGCCTTGCAACTTCTCAGCGATGGCGGAAGCGATGCGCTTTTCGCTCCATCGGCCATCAATCTTGATGCCCAATTCGGCCGCCTTCTGTTCCAGTTCGGCGCGCGTGGGCGGCGCGTCGTCTGACGGCGCCTGATCTGGCGTGGCGTCGACCAGCACGGCACACACCGCCTCGGCCGCAGCCGGCGACGTCTCGTGCCAGCCATCGGCCAGCGCAGCCGCCAGCGCGTCGGCATCGGCGACGACGTGCACATCCATCGGGCCGCTGTCCGTCGCCACCTCTCGGCCGGCGCGGTACAGCATCAGGGGGAATCGATCCATCGCGGCTCCTGTTGTTCAGACAGGGGCCAGCCCGGAAGCCGGCCCCACTCAGCCCCGAATCAGGCTTGCGAGAACAGCAGCACGCCGGCCATTTCCGGGTTGGTGCAGCCCACGCCCCAGCGCGCATCGGCCCGGTACAGGAACATCTTCTTCTTGATGTCAAACCACTTGTACAGGACGCACTCCACGCCAAGCTCGGTGGTGGCGCGCATGGCGGCAGCACCGGCCGACATCAGCGTCTCGTCCATGCCCTGGCGGCCGGGCAGCAGCTCAATCGCGCGGGTGTCGAAGAACGGCGCCACGTTGCCCGTGGTGGTGTTCAGGAAGGTGATGGCGGCACCGTTGGCGGGCGTCGCGGTCACGTTCTTGTATTCCAGCTCGGGCTGCGTCGGGCTCGAATCGGCCGCGATGATCGGGGGGGTAATCTGCACGGTGCCGGTGCCGCCCGCTCCGGTCACGATGGCGGTGATCCGGAAGGTCTTCAGCTGCCCGGTGTCGGCCTTGGTGATGTGGTGCACCGCGTTGACGCCCGCAATGGTGAAGCAGTCGCCCACCTTCACCGTGCCCGAGGTCACCGCAATGGGCAGCACTTGAAAGCGGTTGTCGACGTTCTGCACTTCGCCCGAGCTGGCCGTGCTGGTGGCCTTGGGCACCCACCGCTGGTTGGCAGACGACACCGTGACCGTCACGCCGGCCTTGGCGGTCAGGTTGTACGTGTAGTCGGCCTTGTAGGTGTCGAAGCCGGACACGTTGCCCACGTACCCGCGCTCATAGGCGGGGTTCACCTTGCTGTTCGCCGAGGTCTGCGGCTTGGCCAGGGAGCTGGCCATGCTGTTGTAGTCCCGGGCATGCAGCACGGACACGCGGCGGATCGCGTCGCCTACCAGGCCCTGCTCCAGCATCATCGAATCGGCCGCGGCCAGGTCGTCGAAGCCCGAAGCTGCCGAGGTGCGTTTGACCACCAGCGAGCCGTAGAGGCTGGCCACGTTGGCGCACGAGATGTTGATCTGCGTGGCCAGGGCCTGCAGGGCGCTGGAGTACTTCCGGTCGCGCTGCATCGGGTCGTTCAGGTCGTTGCCGGTCATCTGCCACGGAACCGCTTTGTTGTAGCCCAGGCCCAGCGGCACGCTGAGCTGGGTCACGTCGGTGAACGAGGCAGAGATGTCGGTGCCGGCGTTGCCGTCCACCGTGGTGCTGATGTAGGGCTGCGGGCGCCAGAACTGCGTGCCCTGGCTGCGCTCCAGCAGCACGGGGTCGAGGTTGGTGACGGTGACTTGCTTGGCGACGACGAGGCCGTCATCGAAGCCGGCCATGAGCTTGTCAAAGAGGACGGTTTCCTGTTGGCTGAATGCGGTTGCCATGATGGCTCCTGAAGAATGAACGAGGTAGGACGCACAGGCGTGAACCCGCGTGGCTTTGCTCGTCCCTCAGGGCCGGACGGTGGCCGCTTTCAACTGCCCGTCAGGTGGGCGATTCCTTGCGCGTATGGTGCGCGGCCCCAGGCCGTTACGCGGCCTGTCGTTTGCCCTGCAGGTAGCGCACGACTTCCGTGCGGTCGCCGGTCTTGGCGGCCTTCTCCTGCAGCTTGGCCAGGGTCGAATCCACCGCAGCCGCGCCACTGACGCTGCTTCGCGGCACCGGCTTCTCGGGCGGCGGCGGCTTGCGGGATTGGGTCTTGACTTGCATCTCGGTCCTCACCAGCTCTGCCGTGAACTCCACCGGATCGGTGATGCCCGCCAGGCGCCGGGCTTCCTTCTCGTTCAGCCCCAGCGCGGCCACCATCAGCGCCGGCTGCTTGCAGGCCTTGATGATCAGCGCCTGCTGCGTGACGCTGAACACGTCGCGGCATGTTTCCTCGGCGGCAGCCAGGCCAGGCACCTTGAGCGCGGCCTTCTGCTTCTCGTACTCGCCCAGCCGCTTCTGCCAGGCTTCGGCCGCCTGCACCTGGGCGCGCTGCGCCTCTCGGGTCTGCTGTTCGGCCTTCGCCTTGCGGTCGTGCCACGATTCCAACTCGGCCGCGAAGCGGTCTTCATCGAAGTCACAGGCGGCTAGCGAAGGCTTTGCGCCCACCTCCACCAGAGCCGGCGCGGGCTGCGTCTGCTTCAGTTGCGCTTCAAGCTCCCGCGTGCGGCGCACCAGGCTGCGGTTTTGCTGGCGCAGGTCGCGCAGCCATGCCGGCGCCCGGCGCTCGTCTTCTTCGGTCGGCGGGGTTTCGTCACCGATGGTGACAACCACCTCATCACCAGCATCACCATCCGCCGCCGCTTCTTCACCCTCTGGCGCACCGTCTGGCGGCGCATCATCTGCCGGCACTTCTTCGGTCGTCACGCCCACTTCATCGGTGGGCGCGTCGTCGGTCAGGTCGTCGGCGGGGGGGTTGAAGACTTCAACGGTCATGGGCTTCTCACGTAGTCGTGGCAGGCGCGATCATACAAAGAATTTGCACGTTCGTGGCGTCTACGTTCACAGGCCTTGCGCGCCCGGCGGCGTCGCAGCGCGCTGGAAGGCGGCAATCGCGTCGATGGCCTGCTGCCGGTCGGTCTGCCCGATGCCGGCCAGCGTTGCCGCGGTGTCGGCCTTGGTCTTCTCCGTCTCGGCGGCCACCTTCGCGGTGTCGGCGCGCGCCTTGATGGCCAGGGCCTGGGCCTTGCCCGCCTCGGCTTCAAGGTAGACGGCCTGCGGGTCCGGCTGCTGCGCCTGGGCGGCGTCGGCCAGTTCCTTGGTTTCCTCGTCGGTCGGCTTGATCAGGCCCATCTTGACGCACTGCATGTGCGCCCAGTCGCGCAGCGGCTTGAGGCCTTCGCCTTCGAGGTTGGAGATGACCGACATGAGCAGCGCCTGCTGCGTCTGCGGGTCGGTGGCGATGGTGGCAATGCCGGTCAGTGCCCGCACGATGGCCGAGCGTTGCGAGGTGGACGACGGGCCCACGTCGACCACGACGTCGTGCTTGGCCTTGCTGATGTCCAGGCGCAGCACCTCCTGCCCCTTGTCCTCGTCCCACGCCGGCTCGTTCAGCACCACCTGCCCGGCCTGGCCGTCAACGCCAACGGTCTTGGTGGGGCGCCGCTCTTCCACGGCGGTATCACGCTTCATGGACAGCCATATCTCACCGCTGCGCTTCATGGCTTTTGCCATGTTGGACATATAGATGTAAACCTGCATATCCAATCGCTGCTGGATCAGTTCAACCGCCTTGCCGCTCTGGTTCGGCTGAATCTGTTCGCCGGCCTGCTGCGCGCCTAGCAGGTCGGTCAATGCCTGCTGCGCAAACTGCATCATGGCGGCCATTGCGGGCGGAATCTGCGGCGCCTTGGTGTAGCCGACAGGCCCGGCCGCGACGATGGAGCCATCCGCGTTTTCCAGCGCATCAGCCAGCAGGAACGGGTAACGCTTCACGTTGTCGTCGGCCCATTGCTGCGTGTGCTGCGCGATCTGCCGGGGGTCAAAAATCGGCTTCTCCATGTCGAAGCGAGAAGCCGTTTCAGCCAGCCACGACATGAGCGAATTAACCAGCCGCTGCGCGTCTTTCGCCAGCCGCACATGCCCCATGCACCGCTCTACGCCGTCCACAACCCACCGCTTGCCGTACACCGGAACGATGGGGATGTGACGGCCGGCGATCAGGCCGCAGTCTTCGAGGATGCCGCCGCCGCTCATCAGGTACTTGTGCACCCGCTTGCGCTTCAGCGTCTTCTGCCGCACTTCGCGGAAGCCGGTCGCCGCCAGCTCCTCGGCCAGATCCTCGTCGTCGTCCAGCTGCGCGTCGGTAATCTCCATGTCCTCGGCGCCATCCACGGCGCCGCGGTAGTAGTGCACCACCTCGGGCGCGTCCTCGATCACGTAGTACTCGGCCACCCACACCACATGGGGCGTCGCCCAGTCAAACTCGCTCTGATGGACGGCGCGCGGCCAAGTCTTGGGGTCGTCATAGAACTGGTCTGCGTAGTCCTCTGGCGTGTAGGGCGTCAGCGCCCAGCAGCGCGTGGCGTCGGCCTTGTCCTGCCGCTTGGCGCCCAGGTCGAAGAACACGCACGACTCGGCGTCGTAGATCGGCTCCATGACGATCCGCTGCCGCTCGTTGTCCTCGTCCTCCTCGTCCTCGGGGATGGCCCGCAGGCGCCAGGCGCCGAACCCGCCGCCGACAGCCTCTTCAAAGGCGTTGTCATAGGCTTCATTCGCGCTGCAGACCTGTTCGTCTGCCCGGTACATCGAATCGCAGGCGTCGGCTAGGTCGTCGTCCGGTGCGCCGTCCTTGCTCTGGAAGTCAACGGTGATCCGGTTATTTCGGTACTCGTTGAAGATGCGGATCAGGGCAAGGTGCACCTGATTGAATTCGAACTTTGGCCGAGCGTCCCACTGCTCACCCAGCGGCCCCTCCCACTGCGCGCCGGCCACGCTGTAGAAGCGCCGGTCTTGCAGCGCCTGCATGCGTTCATCCCGCAGCGCGTTCTGCGTGCGGTTGAACTCAATCAGCGCGTCATGGTGGATTTTCGCCAGCCGCTCGGCCTTGGTGGGTCGTGCCATTCACTCACCCCTCGGGTGTCGTGAGCGGCCGGCGGCTCGATGACTCGGCTGGCCGGCGTTGCGCCGGTCGTGGTGGTGATTCTACCGGCGGAATGCCGATGTGATGGGGATCAACTCCACAAGGGCCGGTTTGCGCGCCCTGCCCAGCGTTGCCGCGCCGCGCCCAATGATTGAAAGCGCATCAACCCCATCATCAGGCGACCCGGCTGGGAA